ATGCAGATACCTTGCGGGATTCTCTGAAAGCACGGGACCGACTGGATGGAAAATTGCTGGTTGAGGATGCTGGCGATTTTCTCTGCACGGCCTACTGTACCGAAAAGCGGGAGCATATCTGCGGCACAGGAACCGGGATCACAGCCAGCGGTGCACCGGTAGAAGCTGACGTGACGGTAGCGGCTGACCCGGATGTGTTCCCGTTTGGAACCATCCTCTATATCGAGGACATAGGAGTGCGGATCGTTCAGGACAAGGGGGCAGGAATCCAGGGAAAGCACCTGGATGTGGCGGTTTCCGGCAGTCATGAAGATGCCCTGAATTGGAATGGCTACGGGACGCATAGAGTTTGGATTATCAAAGAAGGAGAATAAAAATATGGACGGATTTGTGAAAACACTGGGTGTTCTGATGGTTTTGGCAGCTGTGGCACTGTGGGCGGCACTGATTTTCTTTGTGCCTGCCGCACTGATTAAGTTCCTTTGGCTTTATCTGGTGGCATGATGGACAATGAAACACTGACACGGATTCTCTCCGCACGGTTTATAACGTGCAATGAACAGACCCGAAAAGGCAGTAAGGGCTGCACAAAAGAGTGCAAACTCTATGAGCTGCAAGAACCGGGTATGACCTGCCGAGACAGCGTCCTTCTCCACGCAGAAGAAGCAAAGAAAATTTTGAAAATAAGGTCGCACAACTCCTGACACAGGCCGCCCGCTGCGGCGGCCTTTTTTGTGAGCATGGGAACAGGCCCGGCCCGGTTCAACTCCGGGATTGCCCAAAACTGAAAGGAGAACACACCGATGCAGAGGTACTACATTTTGCTGAAAGCGACCGGTGCTGGTGGGTGGCCGGGTTGGCTGCCGTACCGGCTGGATGCGGACAGCGCCGAACAGGCTGTTGAAAAAGCCAAAGAGCAGGCCGAGAATCATTACCCGGAGTACGAAAAGTTTGAAGTTCAGGCTATCGAAATCGAAAGGAGAAGCAAATGAAGCTGGCAGCGATTGCAAAGCTCATTAAGGCTGACGAGTATTGCAAACTTTACAAGGTGTTCTATAACGATGGTCAGGGGTGTGATCTGTACATCGGAACAAAAACGGCAATCTTCCCGCTGACGGACTTCCCGAAAGCACAAAATGAGAGGGAATTGGCAGCTCTGCTGGGTATCAGCGAAAAGGAATGGAACGATATTCATTTTGAAAGTGACTGCCCGGACGATATTCGGAACATTGAAGGCATGAACCTTGACGATACAGCAAGCGGAGAGCTGGACTGCGAAAATGGCAGAATCAGCATCCGCTATTGTGGGTGTAACTTGGTTCCGATGGTTGAACCAACTTCCCGAACAATCGGCTTTGTAGACGCAAAGCAGATCATGCCAGTGGCGGATGAAATGCGCAAGAGCAGCTATTTCAAATACTGTGTGCGGAAGATGGCAAGCGGCGGACGTTACTATGTCATCAAGGATGGTATGATGGTGCGCGGCGCTGTGATTCCCGTAAAACTGGAACCGCTGGCAAAATCTGGTCTGTATGCCATTGCTGACATGGTGAAAAAGACTAGGGATGTTGCCGATGTGGAGGACTTGAGCGAACAGGAGGACAAAAACGATGCGTAAGGCTTTGGAACTGCTGGCTTTGTCCACCTGCACTGCCGCGCTGTGCGTAACACTGACTGGGTGTGAAGCAGTCAAGGGCACAGCAAGCGGTGAAAAACCGGTCAGGACGGTATATGTTTATCTGCCGGATGGCACTTTGCTGGACAAAGGAAGGGCAGACAAGGTAAGTTCATTTGTACACAATGATCGTATCGTGAAAGTCACGATTGACGGGAAAACATACGAAACCAGCTGGGCCAATGTGGTTTTAGTGGAGGAATAACGATGAGTAAGATTTTGAAAAGCGTAACTCTGGGCGACGTGAAAATTGGCGGCATCTTCAGGGCGCTGGGCAAGGAGTTTGTGAAGCTGGATGCAGACGAACACGGCTGTCTGGTACTTGCAAAGGACATTTGGACGAGAATGCCGTTCCGCGACGGCGACGACCCGGAATGCCCCAACGATCTGCGCCGGAGCGAGATTATGCCATATCTGGGCAACTGCCTGACAGAGTTTACAAAGAACGGCACTCCGCTGAGTACATTCATTCCGCTCAGAATCGACCTTCAGGACACGACCGGCCAGAACGAATACGGAATCTTTGAAGTGAGGATTGGCCTGTTGACCCTGCGCGGGTACGGCAAATATTGGCGGCTGATCCCGAAGGTAGATGCGCCGTGGTGGTTGGCAACGCCTTACGGTACGCCGAATTGCTCTCCGAACACCAACCTCAGCCTCAGCGTCTGGCGCGTCAAGTCTGATGGTTCCTACGACTACTGGAGCTGCAGCAACACCTACGGTGTTCGCCCCGTTTTGTGCTTTTCCTCTGCACTCTTGGTCTCTGTCGAGGACGAAAGAGAGGCCGGGTTTTCGCTTTCCGATGTTCCGCTGGATGACCTGCTGGCAGAGATCAAGAGCCGAGTGGAGGAATGACCATGGACGCTGTAAAAAATGATGTGAAACGGCTGGTCAAAATCGAGTTGGCCGCTGCAAACAAGAAGTTTCGGATGTTTGCAGGGCCGCATGAGGGCGCGGGAATCATCCAAGAAGAAGTCGTGGAAGCTGCGCAGGAGATGAACGGTCTGCGTCAGGAACTCAATGCAATGTGGATGAATGTTTACTCCAACAATCCGCAGATTTCCACGAAGGGTGTATATGACCGGGCTGTTGCTCTGGCCGTGGAAGCTATTCAGACAGCAGCGATGGCCCGGAAGTTTGAGCGCAGCCAGCGCCGTCACTGGCCGGGGGCAAAGGATCCGCACTATGGTGAAGAAGAATGACGCACCTACCGAAATCGAGACCATCACGCTGACCATGAGCCGCCCGGTGGCCGAGGCTGTGCAAGCGGCCTGCGAGTGGTATCTGCGGCTGCACATGGGACAGTTTTGGGATCTGGCAGAAGACTTGTGCTTTGCAAAATTCTACTCGGACGCGAAAAACAATGCGTTTCAGAGCGAGGAACAGCGTAAAAACGCTTTTAATGTTGCGATAGGCCGCAGAAATACCATGCTGCTAGAAATGGAACGGCTGTACAGCAGATGCGTTCTCCCGGCCCCGACCTCAGACGTAATGAAGGTGCCGTACCGGGCAGAACAGGTATGGCTTGCCATTCGCCACGCCCTGGCATGGCATGACAAGCCGGAGGGCGATCCATGGAATGTGTGCTTTGATAAGCCGCTGAACCGCAGCGACCAGCCGCAGCCGGTAGTAAAACTCAATGAAAAGCAGGAGGCAAAGAAATGAGAAAGATTTTTATGGTGGGAGCATCTGCGGCGGCAAGCGTTTTGCTGATGACGGGATGCAACAAGCAGGTAATTGATTTGACCTACGAATATTCGCAGGCACAGATTAAAATGCCGGATGGAACCGTAATTGAGGGCAAGGTGGATAGCTGGAACGATTATGAAGGCGACCAGTTACAGGTCAAAATTAACGGAACAACATATCTGGCCCATTCGTCAAACGTGGTCCTCTGGCACTGAGCAAGGGCAAAGTTCGGGATCGAGAGGAAGAAGTTGCACCCGAACCTTGAAGATTTTGAAGTTGGAAAGTTGGAGACAGTACCATGAGACAGAACGGAGCAATGTTTATCTGCAACCGGTGCAGAAAGCAGGTGTTCGCGGAACGGTTCGACGATGGTGTGTTTGACCAGAAAGCATTGGATGGTTGGGCGCTTGAAATGAGAAACATCCATGGAATCGGAGATCTGTGCCCGGAGTGCTACAAAGTGTACCGCGAAACGATGAATCGTTTTTATGAAGGTGGCCGACATGGAGGGTAAGACAGATAACTCTCAGAAAAAGGAAGAACACGATTCTTTGAAACCTGCAAGGGATGCCATTGCAACTGCTATGCGGGCCGCCCAATTTGCGAAAGCGATCGGCACCCCACTGCCGAAACCACTTAAATGGCAGCGTGAATTCTATGACGCTGCCGGTGTGTTTCCATACGGCTGGTATGAGTGCCCGGTATGCGGGTACAGGACAGATTGGGAACCGCACGCCTGTCCGATTTGCCACACACTGCTAGAACCGTGACGAAAGGAACACAGGATGATGGAACCTGAAAGAACCTGCTGCACCTGCCGCTGGCATGAGGGCTACACTTGGGTATGCTTCAACGGCAATTCTCCGAACCGTGCCGACTTCACTGACCCGGAGGACACCTGCGAGTGCTGGGAAGTCAGAACGGAAGAAAACAGCATCGGTGACTACGAAGTAAACTAATCAAGCTCTAATCAAGAATTAAGCAAGCCCGTCGTTAAATTGCCGCCCTGACGAGGCGGCAAGGGGCTTGTATGTGTAACTTAATCTAGCGACCACAGGAGAACACAAGCCGGGGAAAGCGGGGGTCAAGGGGGAGAAAACGAGGGCGGGTCTGTAGGGCTTGACGGAATGGGAAACTTAGAAAGACCTGCCCGGCGTTGTGTCCCCCTTGTCCTGCGAAGCTGTGTGTGTTTGGTCCACAGAAAAGAAAATCCCAGTAGAACTTTGCGGAAGGAGGAAGTGAACGGTGCGGGCATGGTACATTCGGGAGCAGAAACACATTCTCGGAACATCCGATTATGCAGAAGTGGATCTCTTTGAAACAACGGACAAGGAACACGCCGCGAGCACCCGCCGCAAAAGAGAGCTGGCGACCTCCATTGCGCAGCAGAAGTATAACGACATGATAGCAAGGCGGTATTTCTGCCAGCTGGCCTATACGAATTTCGGGGAAAGCGACTGGGCAGTCACGTTTACATACGACCACGGCCACCAGCCAGCACCCGGAGATTTTGACCAAGTAGACCGGGACTGGACGAATTTTACCCGCCGCTTGAAGCGATTCTGCAAAAAGATGGGTCGAGAAGCATCCAAGTGGATGCAGGTTGCAGAGTACAGCGTGGTGGACGAGGACGGGAAAGTTACCGGCAGACACCACCATCATGCGATCCTGCAAGGCAATCTGACATGGCAGGAGATCAAGGACTTGTGGCGGGACAGCACCGGGCGGCCGATGGGGCTTGTGAAAGTTGAACCTATCGATCTGACCTGTTCCAGCTTTGAACGCTTGACGACCTACATGACGAAAGCCCGCGCCCGCATCCGCCGCTGGCGGCAGAGCCAAGGACTGAAAAAGCCGAAAACTCCGCGCCCGAACGACACAAGATGGAGCCGCAAGCGCTTTGACGAAGCGTTTACCCTACCGGATGATCGTGCGTACTGGGAGAAAAAATACCCTGGCTATACTCTGCGTGAGTGTGAGCAGCATATCACCGGCAACAACACCAAGCATTTGATCCTCAAGTTGAAAAAGAAACCGGAGACCCGACGGAAGAACAGGAGAAACCAGCCATGAGCATGAGATTGGAACTTTCTGACCTGCCGCCACGCTACCGGGCACAGGCGGAAAAGCAGCTTGCACAGAGAAGGTGCGGGGGCAAAGCTGCACCTGCATCGTTGGAAGCCGCTGTGAATGCCGCCAGATCGACCGGACACGAGTTTGACAGCCGGGGCGAGTACGACTACTACATGGGAACTGTTCTGCCCAAAGTCCAGAGTGGCGAGGTCGTGAAGGTGGAGCTGCACCGTAGGTTTACTATGCTGCCGGAAAAAGAATACGGCAATGTGAAGCTCCCGGCGGCGCACTATACCCCGGATTTTGTGCTGACCTATGCTGATGGCACGGTTGAGGTGGTGGAAGTGAAAAGCAAATTCACCCGGCGGCAGCAGCGTGATTACATCCACCGCCGCCGTATGTTTATCGATCTTGTGGCAGAACCGCAGCACTGGCGGTTTATTGAGCATATCACGCCAGATACGGCGGAAGAAATCAGAAAGTGGAAGCGCCTGGCCGAACAGGCGGGAAAGGATTCATCATGGGAAAAAGCAGGGCAAGGATGCCAGCATTCTACCGGCAGAGCATCCAGAATGCAGTGAATCAGCAAATCAACATCGGCAAGTCGAAGCACCGCACGACGCTGAACCGTGAGGCAATCGGGCAGGTCGTTTCGTACTGCGCAGTTGCCGCGGCACATGATCTCTGGGACTGGGGCGAGAAAGAATCTACGCTCCTGACCTTGAAGATGAACAATGCTGCATCCAGGTATATCATGGATCACGACAAGTACGGCGCACCGGAAGCCCTCAAGCGGCTGGAAGCACGCACTGCCCACCTGATGCCGGAAGAATTTTGGCTCCCGGCGGGCAATCTGGTAGGCTCTGAAAAAAAGCTGCGTGTTCTGGCCGAACGTCGGGACGCGGCAAAGATGGTCGTTCGTTTCTTTGCGGAATCGCTGGAAGAAATGGAATATACCCCTGAACAGATCGAGGCCGTGAAGGAAGAAATCAAGAAAAATTACCAGCAGTTCCTTGGCTGGGCAGACGACGGCGGTGAAGAATTTGCCTATGATCGTCTGCGCCGGGTCATTGAGGACATTTACGGCGTGGGTGCCATGGTGGAGCGCGTCAAGGGCGAAGAACCCATTTTCGGAGAACCTCTTTTCAAGAAAGATTTTTGATTTTTGGGAGGACTGAGCAGTGAAGGTACACGAGGCGGAGGCAATCTTGAAATATTATGCGGACATCCCGCAGCGGATAGAGATCATCCGCCGTCAGTGTACCGCACTGAGCGATGAAGTGGACCCTATGCGGGGCATGGGCACCGATGGAATGCCCCGCGGCGGAACACCTGGGGACAGCACGGCGGCGATGGCCTGCCGGATGGATGAACTGGGAATTGGGGGCCAACTGCGTCAGCTGGAACTGCAGCGGGCCGTGTTGCTGGAAGATCAGAACATCATCCGGGGACAAATGAACCGGCTGGACAGTGGCCACAATCTGATTTTAACGGAGTTCTACATCAGCCACAAAAAATGGCACGAAGTACAGCAGAAAGTTCCATACAGTGTGCAGCACTTGAAGTACCTGCGAAATGTCGCTCTTGCACAGCTGGGAAGGAACCTGGAACGGCTCCCGGAGTGCCCCGCTTTATTATCGCGTGCGTTAAACACGCGCGAGGGACAACGCCGGGCGGATGCTTGGGCAGAGGGCGACATTCTCTTATAGGCAAGTCGGCCTGCGGAACTTCGTGCGCAGGAGCTTCCGCAAAATCGTGTCCGATGGTCGCAGAAAAACAAACACGACTACCCCGAAAATCTGAAAACAGGCATAGAAATAACCCGGCGGGCAGTTGGCCTACCGGGTTTCGTGCAAAGGAGGACAAAGTTATGGAAAAGAAGCATAAAAACAAGGTTCGGGTGCTGCCCGGAAGGATGTATAGGATGGTGCGGAGTGACAGGAGCGTATACTGTGACGCAGAGAACGCGCTCAAAACCTGCTTTATCGAAGAAACCAAAGAGCGGCAGGCCGCACGGGAAGAGGGCGAACTGTGCCGGTTCGTGAGGATAGCACCGGATGGTGGCGCTGAACTGATTTCAAACGCAGGAAACGTAGTCCGTTTCAAGAACGCAGAAGATCTTGCGAAAACGCTGCGTTTCGCAAAAGATGTGCTGAGGATTACGGAGGTCTTGAAAAATGGGAATCAAAATTGAACTGACCGATGAAAACTTGCCGGAAATCGGCGCAGAGTATGAAATCAGCGATGAAAAAGTCGAGAAAATAATGAAAAATCCCCCGACGGAATACCGGGAGATGGAAAACAAAATTTTGTGGACCATAAGCAGCCGCGAGGATGGCGGCGTTGAGGTATGGCCCGGAAGCAAAGGCTGCATTGTACTGCGTTCAGAAGCAGATGCGGAGTGGTTTTGCGAAAGAATTATACGTTCGTTTCGTCAAAACCAATCACGGTTATAAGTTTGCCAGAGCCTGATTTTGGGAGCTTTCGCAATTTCTTCTGCATGAGGTACTGACGAACCATTTCTGCGCCCTCGCGCGGCGAAAGTCGGCGGTAGGCATACACATAAAGCGTGAAGCCTCCAACTTTGAAGGGGGTTACAACGCTTGGCATCTCTATGTAATCTTGCATAACAGAATCCTTTCAACATTATAAGCCCGTCAGGTCATCGACCCGGCGGGCTGTTTGCTTTTGAGATTTACTTTTCGTGCGGGTGCTGGTTATCCGGCGGCGCATTGCGCTTGAAGATGATCTGCGGTTCGTTCGGGTTCCGGCCTTCCTCTTTGGCGTTCTGGGCGATTTCGTCCATCAGGCCGACCGGAAAGCCGTTTTTGTCGAGCGGTCCATCGTAACCGGTGAAGTCAACGACGTTCACGCAGGGCGGTTTGGGATGGTTGAGCAGCTTGTAATACTGGCCGTCCTCGTAGTTCTGGTCTGTGACACGCAGCCAGTAACACAAATCATCGTGGTCGGCGGCAGCTTCCGCCATGCGGTCATATGCCTGATTTTCGGTCAGGCCGTCAAACGTAAGTCGTGATCCATCACCAAACACCCCAAGAATGCGCCAAGGGGCAAAAAATTCAGCTTCGTCCATGAAAATGCTCCATTTCGTGCGGTTTTCGTGAATGAGTTGAAGTTTTGAGCACGGAAAAGTCCAATTCATTCACAAAAAAGTGAATTTCGTGTACGAAAAATCATAATCTGCAAACAAGATATGATATTTTGGACACAAAACTTTCTATTTCGATTTCGTGGGAATGTACCCGTGCAGGCAACGGTTGCAGCCGTATTTCGTGAGCGCCGCAGTGATCCGGTCATCCGGGAAGTAGAAAACGAGTTCGTTTTCGTTCAACAGGCCGGACCCGGCGGGATATTGAACACCGGAATACCAGTCCGTTTCCATGTCATACTTGCGGTGCAGGTACTTGTAAACGTCCCTCTGGGCCTTGTCGAACACCTCAACAAAGGAGAAGGAAGCGCACGGCGGCAGTTCCGTTGCCAGCATAGGCACGTTCTGCGCCAGCCATTCCACGATTACAGCCTTTGCGGCATTTCGTTTCGGCTTGTCGTCCCGGTGGACTGCATTCAAAACCTGTACAACCAGCGGTTTGGGCAGATCGTTCAATACCTCTGCCAGCGGGTACGGATTTTCGTGCAGCAGGGGCGACGTGCGCAGCTCCGGCACGAGATCCAGATCGTGACAGGTTACAGGCTTCTGGCGGTCGTCGATGCGCTCACTGGTGTAATACAGCATATCCTTGATTGCATTCTGTGCCGCGTCGGAAAGCTGCTCCACCAGAGCAACACTGTCCGCAAAGCTGATCTGCGCCTCGTTTCGTTCGCCGGTGCTGCGGCCCGTCTTATAGGCCGCATCAATGATACCAAGCTCCATAGCCAGCCGGAAAATGTGCTTGCAGGGCTTTTTGCGCTTTACAAAATCGTTGCAGGTGCAGCTTGCAAGGCTGGTCTGGTACGGCTCTTTGCCGGATCCATAGAAAACCCCGGTTTCGTGTTCCTTGTCCACGGAAAGCGGGCTGGTCTTGCTCTGCTGGGCGCTGGCAAGGCGCTTTTCTTCGTCAGTGTCTGCGGGATGCTCTGTCCAGGGGCCGAAGGCGGGAATCATAGTCATAACGGGAAACCTCCTTTTCGTGTTTCGTTACTGTCATGATAGAGCAAAACGCAAATAAAAGCAATAAATTAGAACAAGATTTCGTGACGGGATGCAAGAATAACCCCGGCGGGATGCCGGGGCTGGCTGTCAGAACGGCAGGCCGGTATAGTTGCGCATGGGAATGGCATCGGCGGCGGGAACCAGCATATTAAGCAGCTGCCGGTATAAAGCCGGGTTTGCTGCACGCTGGGCACGGAAGTCCTCTAGGAATTGCGCCTGTGCTGCCAGATCGGCCAAGTTTTCGTCATCCACGTTGTAGCATTGGCATTGATCCGGCCCAGCGGAGTATATCCAACATCGAACCATGAAAATACCTCCTTTCTGTTTCGTGATGTTCCCGACGTAAATGCCGGGAAGATGGGGCGGGGTTGCTTTGTCCGGTGCAGCCCTGCCAAAATATCCGGTTTCGCGTTAAGCGTTCAGCTGTAAAAACGTGCTCTGTGTGGGGATAAGGTGCCGGGTGAGGGTGTCGGTATAGCTTGCTTCACCCTCGAAGCTGTCCACCACTTTCCGATCTGCGGCGGCCATGTCGTGATAGCTCTTTTTGCCGTAGGTGGGCGGCAGCCAGCCTTTGCGCTGCCCGGCGTAGAGGTTGAAGGACTTCAAAACGTCCGTGTTCGTAAACTCAATGTGGCAGGTGCCTTTCTTGTAAAACGTGGCGGTGAAATAGTGCAGCTGGATCTTCTGGGTCTGGCCGCTCTTTTCGGCGGCATCCAGGGCGGCGCGGAGTTCGTCCCCGTTGTAGGGCTTGCCGTTCGTGTCCAGGAAGTGCAGCACCCGCTCGATCTGGGCCATCTTTTCGTTGACATTCCAGCGGGGATAGAAACGCCCATCGTATGTATCAAAGGCGTTGCAGCGGAAAATCACCTTGCGGTTGATCTTGTACGCGGAGTTCGTGCACCAGCCGTTGTAATAATGCACGTTCTTGCTGTACTCGTCGTTATAATGCAGGTTCGTCCAGTCGTCGAACAGCTTTATAATTTCGTGGTCGATGCTGGAAAGAAGATTTCGTGAAATTTCTTCCCGGACGGTCAGAATGTTGTACGTGCTGAAGTCGTAGCCTTCAAGCTCTTTGATTCGCTTCTGGTAATCCTGCTGCATTTCGTAGGTCATCGCATCGAACAGCTGCGGCATTTCAAACAGCTGTTTCCAGTACATCCCGCGCAGTTCCCGGATAGCGTCGTTATAAGATTTCGTGAAAGCCATCACGGGGTTTTCTTTCTTACCAGCGCCGGCAGAGGAGAACAGGGACTTGATCCCGTCGTATTCCGCATAGATCCGGCGCACACCTTCAGCCGCGGCGTTATACCGTTCAATGGCTGCTGTGATGGGATCCGAAGATACCAGGGCGGCAAACTCCGGGTTGTCCTTCAGGCGTTCCGTGGTTTCGTGTTGGAGTTCAAGCCGGATCCGGCTTACTGGTTCGCGCTGGGGAATGTCCACCGACACAAGCGCCACCTCAACACGGGCAGCCCGGCGGGCATTCTTGAAAGCGTCCGGGATGTATTTTACAGTGGCGTGCAGCTGTTCCAGCTTTGCGGCCAGCTCTTTCCGTTCGTTGGTGCAGGGGTTGCGCAGGGTTTCGGCGTTCAGCAGGCACCGCACCTTGCCGCCGTCTTTCATGATGTCCAGCGCCTTGAGCAGGTGCGCAGCGCCAGCCGAAAAAGGCGGGTTCATAATGACTGCGCCGTATTTCGTGGTGGGCCGGAAGGTCAAGAAGTTATCGTGCACCACCCGGAAACCGTCTTTCTTCAGCTTTGCGCGGAAGTCGCTGGAAAGCTCGATGCAGTCAAGCTCTGCGCTTTGCGCCTTTTCCTTGTCGTAGCGGTCAACCTCGCCGGTCTTGTGGTCGTGGTGGACGTTGAACGCCAGGGCATGGACCTGACGCGCAAGTGCTCCATCACCGGCGGACGGTTCAAGGATGGGTTTCGGGTAGGTGGTGAACCCGGATTTTACTTCCCGCAGGGAAAAAACCATATCAAAGGCCAGACTGTCCGGCGTGGGGTAGAAGTCCAGGGCATCGTTGGGGGTGGTCATGGTGTAAACCTCTTTTCGTGTTTCGTGATATGCCCGGCGGAATGCTGGGCGGTGGGGCGGGGCCGCTTTGTCCGGTGCGGCCCTGCCAGGGCATCCGGTTTCGTGTCAGGCGTTGAGCTGGTAGCCGCGGCGGGCGCAGATGAGGCGGAGCCGGGCGGCGGCGATCTGCTGGCGGACCTCTTCGGGCCTGCCGGTGCACTGGGCTTTCCGGCGCAGGTCTTGCAGTGTCCACTGCTGACGGATGATCTCGCGGGCCTGTTCAAAGATGTTGTCAAACTTCTTCATGATTTCGTTCTCCTTTCGTATCATGCAAACAGGCGGTTGCATACCTGCTGTATTTCGTCGTTCGCCTTCATCGGGGCAATGAGCACGGAAACGGCGGCCTTCTTCGGGTCTACGGTGTCCGTTGCCAGGATGGGCGCAAACGGGCTGTTGCTGCTGTGGTAAACAAATTCGTGATGATCCACAAAAGCGTCATACTCCGAATTTATCATGATGGGCCGGGATCCGTTGCGGAACATTCGGAACGTGCCCCAGACTTTGCCCTTTGCTTCGACTTCCTGCAAGATCGAAGTGCGTTTGACTTCTTCTTTGCAGGCGCTGAACTTCTGGAACATCTGCGCGGCGGTCAGCTGGTGCGGATCGTTGACCACAAACCCGGCATCACTGGAAACGATGGTCACGCCGTCGGCGGGTGCGTCCTGCATGGTCACGGGCTGGATAACATCCCGGTAAAGGATGGCGGGCAGCTTGAACGCTGCATAGCCGGTGATGATGTACACGCTGCCGCTCTGGCAGGTGATCCGAACGGCGTTACGGCTTTTTGCCTGCCCTTTCAGATAGGCGGTGATCTTCTTCACGTTCAGCCCGGCGGGGGTGCTGGTTGCTCTTTTCATATTGCAAAAACTCCTTTTCGTTTTCGTTCTGTTTTTCGTGCCCGGTGCGCTGCCGGGGTAGTGGGGCGGGGTTGCTTTGCCCGGTGCAGCCCTGCCAAAATATCCGGTTTCGTGGTGGTGGGTCATGCCAACAGCCCGGCGGCGATGCTTTCAAAGTCCAGCTGTTTCACGGGCGCTTCATCCGGTACGGCCACGGCGGCGGGGGCCTGCTTTGCATCCTCTACGGCCTTCCGGGTCTTGCGCCAGGCATCCAGCGCGGCGGCCTGACCCTTGCGGTCGGTTTCGGGGACAGCCAGGAAAGCGGCCTTTGCTTCCCGCTCTGCCTTGCGGAGTGCATCCGGGGCGGGCTGTGCGCTGGCCTGCGCGGCCTTTTTCGTGGCGGCGGGGTTCTTTGTGGCCTTCGGTGCGGCGGGCTTGCTGGCCTTCTTTGCGGCCTTCTTCGTGGGCAGCGGATCGACGTGCACAAGCTCCGGCAATTCGTGGTGTTCTTCGGTGATGATGGGGGCCGGGGCGCTGGCGGTCTGCTGTGCTGCTGCCTTTGCGGCCTTGCGTTCTGCGGCCAGCTTTTTGTTATACTCCATGATAGCGGCGACAGATCCGAAGCGGCCGGCGGGGGCCTGCTTTGCGTCGTGTACCTGCAAGCAGCTGAACAGGTGCGATTTCGTGGGGTAGAAGTGGGGAGCCGGGGCGGCTTCCTTGCCTTCGGCTTCAGCTGCTTCCCGCTGTGCCTTGCTGGGGCGGGTGGTGTACTTCCACAAGTAGCACTCAATCAAATGTGTTTCGCCCTTCTTGACGCTCTTGCCTTCCTTCTTCCAGTAATCGAAGGTGTGCAGCTCTGCGGCTGCAAGGATGATTTCAACGTCCGCGATGGTGGCGGGCTGTTCGTCGCCGTTCTCGTCGGTGGTGACTGCGTTTGCAGCCATTGCGGCGATCTGCTCCGGGGTGTGGTGCGCGGTGGCGATGGCGTGCAGGGTGGCGGGGTCCAGCTTCGCAGCTTCGTTCATGATGATCTGATTGTTGGTCATGCCTTTCATGGTTCGTTCTCCTTTGTTCGTTGTGGGTTGATGTTCGGGATGATCTCCCGGCGGCTGCCGGGGTAGTGGGGCGGGGCTGCTTTGCGGTGCAACCCTGCTAGAGTGTCCGGGGCATTCAGCCCAGAAGTGCGGCCGCGGCATCCTGCCAGGTGGGAAAGCTGTAGAACGTGCGGCGCTCTGTGTTGGTGTTCTCGTTGGTGATCTGGGCGGCGATCCGCTGCCCGGTGTGGGGGTCCCATCCTTCCAGCCGATACCCGGCGGCCTGAAGGCGGCGGGCTGCGGCGTTCTCCTTGCGGGTCTGTTCGCGGATCTGTTCAAGTGTCATCATGGTGCAAGCTCCTTTCAATCTTCGGTGCAGCCGTGGCAGTAAAGCGCGTCAATCACTTTGTCATCGCTGAAATCTTCCGGGGTGTCGTTGGCATCAACTACCAGCTGCACCCGGTCATAAATCCGCAGATCGGTTTTTGCATCGACGGTAAAAAACCAGTCGTCACCGTCCAGCGCATCGGTGCACCAGACTTCAACCGCGCCGTCATCGGTGGCGGTCATGCCCTGCACAATGGCCGGGGCGATGTAGCGGCCCAGGGGGCCGACGGTGTAGGGGCATTGCGCCGCGGCCTTTGGTGCGGTGCCTGCCAGCAGTGCGGCCACCAGTGCGGCGGCGGTGGTGATCTTCTTTGCAGTGTTCAAAAGTTTCATGATCTTTGCTCCTTTGCTTTTTCAGTTGCCCCGGCGGGCTGCCGGGGTAGTGGGGCGGGGCCGCTTTGTTTGAGCGGTGCGACCCTGCCAGGGCATCCGCTTGACTTTACCGCCTTTCGGTGGTAAACTGGCTTACAAGATGCGTTGTGGAAAATTCATCTTGCAAGCCTGTCACCTGCTTTAGCGGGTGGCGGGCTTTTTTGCTGCCTGCTTCTTTTTCCACTCTGCCAGGTAGGCGGCCCAGATCGCTTTTTTCAAAGCGGCGGGGAGCTTGAAAAATTCAATGCTCATGTGTCGGCTCTCCTTTCGTCTTACTCGCAACCGTCCGGCTGTTGTCCGGCTCGCTTGCTGTGGCTTTAGTCTAACCGTCGACGGTTACGAAGTCAAGCCCCTTTCGGCCAATTTGTAGAAACTCACAAAAACCGTAGACGGTTCAGCCCGGCGCATTGTGCAAGATGACCGTAGACGGTTTTCGCCTTATAATATATAATAAAATAAACAAGAGAGGTGATAAAATGGCCGTTTCAGAAGCACACAAAAAGGCAAGCTATAAATATAACGCAAGCCGGGACAGTATCACGATTCGCCCGGAACGGAGCAAGGGCGCGGCAATCCGTGCCGCAGCTGTTGCCAGCGGAAAAAGTTTGCAAAATTATATACTTGATGCACTCAATGCCAAGATGCAGCAGGAAGGGCAGCCGTTAGAGATCGACCCGGCGGAATCCGGGGAAGAAGGGGGACTATAGGGGGGTTACTGGGGGAGAGTTCTAGCTTGCTAGGTTAAAGCCCTACACCTGCTTCTCACTCCCGTTAGGTGGAGAATCTGACCCCTCCGGCAAATATCCAAAACCGGCCCGGATGGAGCACCGCCAGCGCCAGCCGTGACGCTGGAACGCCGACAGCGGGAACGGTGCCAGCGCTGACCATGCCCACCGGCACCGCCAGCAGATCAGCCCCCACCACCGGCACCGGGACGCACCCCGCCGGAACCATTGCCGCCAGTGCAGACCAAAGGCCAGAGCAGCAGCGAACGCCGCGCCGTCTGCCCTGGCCTTTTTCTTTTGCCCATCTTCCCGCCGCTGGCCCTGCTGCCTGCCCGCTGCACCGGATCGCCTGCCGGATCGGTGCGGATCAGTGACGGCCCGGCCCGGTCGATGACCCCGCCGGCACCCCGCCGCCGCAGCAGATCACCCCGCCCACCCGCACCGCCAGCCAGAAGCAGACCGACACCAACAGCACCGCCAGCGCCGCACCGATGACCCCGCAGCCCACAAGCTACACAGCCTGCACACCCTGCCAGACCTCACAGCAGCCAGCAGCCCACCGCCAGCACCTACCGACACCGCACCCCGCCAGCCCTGCCGCCCACCTGCCGCAGCAGATCACCCCGCCAACAGCCAAAAACCACCCACCGCAGCCCGCCGCCGGAGGGGTCAGATTCTTTACCTGACCGGCATATGGCCTTTGCAGTATAGCCAATAGCTAGGCTATAGCCGCCTTATCTATCCCCCTGCCCCCTTCCTTCTCCGCCTCGACGGCCTGCTGCTGTCCTGGGCACCGCCCACCGGCGGCCCGGCACCGGCCCGGCCTGCCGTCACCCCGTCCGGCCACGCCGCCGGAAAGGTACTGCCCCCCGCCGGCGGGCGCGGTGCGGGTTCCGAAGCCCCAAAATTTTTCTAGGTTCCAAATTTTTTGAAGGGCTTCCGCGTTTTGACCCATGAAAAGGGGGTACGGGTCAAAAAAATTGTTGCTCCGTGGCAAACATGGCGGTAACGTCACCGGGATGGTGACACCATGTTGGTGAGGTCAGCAAAATGGTTTGGATGATTTGTTGACATCAACAGAACGTATTAAAAATATCAATGTCAAGAGGGCAGACGTGAAATGCACTGCCAAAAATGTTTGGATAAGTTTGTAAAATGTGCACAAAAAATAACAGCATCTTCGTTTATTGTGACGGAGCAAATCAAAACAAAATTTGATATAATAGGTAAAACGAAAATAAAAGCAAGACAGAAAACAGTGTTAAAACAACATTCACTCTTTTGTCAAAACTGTTTGCTATAATCATCAACTATACTTTTGAAAGGAGGCATGGCTATGCCATACAGCGCACTTGAGGTTGCACGGTACATTATCAACTATGAAGCACAGCAAGGTCGAACGGTTAGCAATTTGAGATTGCAAAAGTTGCTCTACTTTGTACAAGCTAAGTTTGTTGTAGACGGTCATGATGCCTCTCCCTGCTTTTACGAAAAGATGGAGGCATGGGGTTTTGGCCCTGTTGTTCGAGAAGTTTACTATGAATATCGGTATTATGGTGGTGCTATGATTCCGCCTGACCGAAATTTTTCTACAAGCATTACGCCACAGGATCAGAGTATGATTGATGAAATGCTGGATGGATGCGCGCAGTTTTCCACGTCGGCGTTGGTCGATATTACACATTCGCAAACACCGTGGCAGGAAGCACGTCGAAATCCGTACAATAAGGAGATTACCCTGAACTCCGTCTATCACTATTTCAGAGGTACAAGGAATGGCGAATCCTGATTCTTCAAAGTCAAAGTTCTTTTTTGCCGAAAATAGTTCTAAAGCTTCAAAGCATATTCCATATAGTGAGACTGTCAGCAAGATGGAAACAGCCGTTAGTGATTTATGCGATCAGCTGGATCATTCTGCTGATGAAGAAATGGATATTGATTCATGGATTAAATCACTGGAAGCGTATATTGTTGAAAACAGCAACCGTCTTTATTACTCCACGATAAGCAACTGTGTTTTCAAGATGGATGAATTGCGCTTTTCAGATTTTCTATCAAATCTTGGAAAAGTTGTGGACTATGCAGATCATAATTACCATGGTAGCAAAGACCTGAAAAAGAGAAACCTTTACCGCACGATCATCAAATTTTACGATCATGCAAATCTGGCTCATCAACAGCAAGTGACATTTTCAAACAAAAGAGAGACACTTCGAGAAGATGTAAAGAGTGAAGTGAATGCCACGCTGGAACCAAAAGTATCTGAAATCACTAAAGAAATGACATCACAGCTAGTTGGTCTTATTTCGATATTTACTGCATTGTCGTTTATTGTGTTTGGTGGTATTTCGTCTTTAGAGAATATGGTTACATCGCTACAGGGAACGCTGAAAGACCAGCAGTCTGTTTTGCCGGTTTTGATTCTTGCAGTGGCGTGGGCATTCTGTATGATGAATCTGCTATTCGGCTTCATGTACTTTGTCATAAGAATTACACATTTATCGAAACCAGAAGATAAAAATGCCAAAAATGCAATACAAAGATACCCGATTGTGTTTTTGTGTGATTATATCTTGATAGCTTTATTTGTGTTGTTTGGCGGAATGTGGTTTGCGAAAAAGAACGGTGTCGGAAAAAATATTTTTGATTTCCTGACCGAGCAGAATCGCTCTACATGGACGTTCTGGGGATTCGTTGCATTGTTCATTGTGATTTTCACCTTTGCAGGGTGGATGCTATGGAGATGGTACAGCCCTAAAGCAGAACAGCCCAAGGCGGAAGGTGCAACCGAAAAAGGATCTGGAAAGGAAAAGAAAAAAGTATAAGACCATCTTGCCGGGGCTGGCAAAATGGTGGCTATGTCATAAAGTGTTTACATTTGAAAGCCCCAACCGGCAAAAGATAAGACGTTATAAGACGGTTTTGGTGCTATACTTAGTACAGTGGAATTATGGAGAGAGGCCCCACGGCGGCGAACCGAGGGGCCTTTTTCATACACTGTTGCTTACAAGTTGTAAGCGACCCGAAGAAATGCCGCAGGACCGGCGGCGAAACTGAATGCTCTGCCTGGATGATTTGCCAGACGGGGCATTTTTTATTGGAGGAAAACCAAATGGCAAGGCGAAGCGATGAGCGCGATGCCGCCCGCGCTGAGTACATTGCCCGGATGGAGAAGGACGGAGAAGTAAATCTCCGGCAGCTGGCGGACGATCTCCATCTTAAATATGATACGGTCCGCCGCTGGAAGGCAAAGGATGGGTGGGGCCCGCCCGCACCCCGGAAGCCCGGCGGACAGCCGGGAAACAAAAACGCCGTGGGCAACCCCGGCGGCGGGGCACCTGTCGGGAATGAGAATGCAATGAAGGATGGAGCCTATGCGACCATCTTCTTTGACAAGCTCACCCCGGAAGAAAAACAGATTGTAGAGAATGCGCCTCGGAACAGCACCGAGCTGACTTCCCACGAAATCGGTGTACTGCTGCTCCGGGAAAAGTACATTCTGGACAAGATCAAAGAGTATCAGGCTTTACCACCTGACCAGATGATTACATCCAGCGTCATGGATATGCGAGTACCCGGCGGACGTGGCAAGCGGAAGCGGGACGGCGCAAACCAGCAGATCGGTATGTATCAGAAGGAGACCCCAGCACAGCGTATCTTGCAGCTGCAGGAAGCCTTGAACAAGATTCATGGCCGCATCCTGTCTGCGGCGGCCCAGATGCAGAAAAACGAAATGGACAAGCTGCACCTGGAAACCGAACAGCAGCGGCTTGAACTGCTGCGCATCCGGGCGACCGGCGAGATCGGAGAACCGGGGGACGGTGACAAAGATGCTGTACACGAGTAAGGCCGTTGGCGAATGGCTGGGCATCACTGACCGTCAGGTGCGGAACCTGCGGGATCAGGGCGTGCTGTCCGAAGTCCGGCCCGGTGTCTTTGACATGAAGGTCTGCGTCCGGCAATACCTGAACTTCAAGATCGGCAACAAAGACGATCAAGCCCGTCTTGTTGCTGCCCGTGCCGAGCGGGAGGAAACCCGCGGCAAGATCGAGAAAATGCGGATGGAGGAAGCCCAAGGCGACCTGCACCGCACCGAGGACGTAGAACGCGCCCTGAAAACCATCTTTGCAAATTTCAAGAACAGGCTGGAAACCATCCCGACTAAGTACGCAAGTACCATGGCCCAGCTGACCGACCCGGCGGAAGCCCACGATATTCTGCAAAAAGCAGTGCAAGAAGCACTTGTGGAATTGAGTGACCCCGAAATTGCGCTGGCAGCACCAGCGGGGGAGGAACCCGAAGATGAGCAGGAAGAATAAATGCCGGGGCTGTGTCTGGGGCACCCGGCTGAATGAGATCCAGCAGTTCTGCCCATTCGGCGGCTGTGTGAAGAAAGGCGGCGGCAGCAATGGCGATGATCCACCTGGAACCGCAGACTGCACAGATGTTCAGCCGAGCGCTGGGTGCGCTGAAGCCGCCCCCGAACCTGACCCTTAGCCAGTGGGCAGATAGCTACCGCCGCTTGTCGGCGGAAGCATCCGCAGCACAAGGCCGCTGGAATACGGACAATGCACCTTTCCAGCGGGAGATCATGGATGCCATCGGGGATGTTCACATCCGGAAGGTGGTTGCCATGATGTGCGCCCAGTCCGGCAAGACGGACGGCCTGATCCTGAACACCATCGGGTACTACATGAGCTACTACCCGGCTCCTATCATGATCGTGCAACCTACGGTGAACCTGGGCGAGAGCTTCAGCAAAGACCGTCTGGCTACCATGATCCGGGACACTCCGGTGCTTCGGGGCCTTGTGGATAACAAGAGCCGCTACTCCGGCAACACGATCATGAAAAAGAACTTCGCCGGTGGTCAACTGACCATCGTTGGCGCAAACGCCCCGACCGATCTGCGCGGCCGCCCCATCAAGGTGCTGCTGGCGGACGAGGTGGACGCTTACAAAGCCAGCGCCGGCAAAGAAGGCGACCCGGTCATGCTGGCCGAGCAGCGTCAAACGACCTACTGGGATTACAAGACGGTGCTGGTATCGACCCCCACCGACAAAAACAACAGCCGCATTTTGGACGAGTTCAACGCATCCACCCAAGAGGAATGGACGGTGCCTTGCCCGAACTGCGGCTTTTATCAGCCCTTTGTTTGGGACAACATGGTATTCGATAAAGACAAGTGGCCGGAAGGCGGCGTGCAATACCGCTGCGCCGAGTGCGGCTGCCTTGACAACGAATACCGCTGGAAGAAGAACAGCCTGAAAGGCAAGTGGCACGCAGAGCACCCGGAACGGTCTGTGCGGGGCTTCCACATGAACAAGATCGGCTCCACCCTCTGCGGGTGGGACAAGATCGTGGAGGACTTCATTGCTGCTGACTTGGATGCACAGCGCGGAGACTACGAGAAGATGCAGGTCTTTGTGAACACCGACCTGGGCTTGCCGTGGGAGGAACCGGGCGAAGCGGTGGAGGCAAACAACCTGCTGGACCGCCGCGAGTTCTACGAGGCCGAAGTCCCGGACGGCGTAGTGTACCTGACGGCTGGTGTCGATACCCAGGATAACCGCTTCGAGGCCGAAGTGGTGGGCTGGGGTATCGGCAGAGAAAGCTGGGGCATCCGATACCAACGCATCTACGGCGACCTGAAACGCGGTCAGGTGTGGGCAGACCTGGACGAGTTCCTTTCCCGTACATGGAAAAAGAAAGACGGCACGGAACTGTCCCTGCGGTCTGTCTGCATGGACAGCGGCGGCCACTTCCCGGATCAGGTCATCCGGTTTTGCAAAGAACGGGAGGAACGGCATATCTGGGCCATCAAAGGCCGCGGCGGCATGGACGTACCCTACCTGCGCAACCCCACTCAGAACAACCGCGTCAAGGGCGAACTGTTCACCTTGGGCGTTGACACTGGCAAGAACCACGTCCTTGCCCGGCTGAAAGTGCTTATCAAAGGCCCAAACTACTGCCACTTCCCGGCGGCAGAAGATGCCGGGTATGACGAAAATTATTTCAAGATGCTTACTGCGGAACACAAGGTCACACGCTGGAAGTCTGGCCGCAAAGTGGAACGGTGGGAGCTGAAGGATCCGGCGCAGAAACGTAACGAAGCATTTGACGTGCGGAACTACGCGACGGCTGCGCTGGAAATCAGCAACCCGCCCGGTCTGGAAATCCCCGGTGAGGATGCACAGCGTCCTGCACAACAGCGCCAGTACCGCAGAAGGAGATCGGGAGGTATCTAACCAATGCCTGTTATTTCAAAAGAGACCGCCCAGCGGCACCTTGATATGTGGCTGGAAGCTGAGGCTGCCGTATCGACCGGGCAGAGCTACCAGATCGAGCAGATGGTCTTGACCCGCGCCAGCCTGAAACAGATCCGGGAAAGCATTGCTTTCTGGGAAAAGAAAGTGGCTGAAGCGGAAGCGGAGGAAAGGGGCCGGGGCAGAAACCGGATCTACCACTTCTCTCCGCATGACGTGTAAGGAAGGTGGAGCACATGGCGAATTTCCTTGATAAGGCCATTGCGGCAATCTCCCCCGAAAAGGGGTATCGCCGCGCTGTGGCCCGCACGGCGCTGTCTATCATAAACAACGGTACCGGCTACGGAAACTATGGAGCTTCCCACACATCCCGCTCTATGCGGAGCTGGCACGTTGGCGGCGGCAGTGCAAAAGAGGACATCGAGGACAATCTGGAAACACTGCGCAAGCGGAGCCGGGATGCTTACATGGGTATCCCACTGGCAGCCGGCGCAATCAAGACCCTGCGCACTAATGTGGTGGGGAGCGGCCTTGTGCCGACACCCCAGGTCGATGCGGACTATCTGCACCTGACCGAGGAACAGGCTGACCATTTGCAGGCGGAAATTTCCCGCGAGTTCAGCTTGTGGGCGGATAGTGCGGCCTGCGATGCAAGCGGCATGGATAACTTCTGGCGGCTGCAAACACTGGCATTCACCAGCTTCCTGATGAACGGTGACGTATTTGCAGCAGTGCAGTTCAAAGAACGTGGGAACTGGCCGTATGCCTTGCAGCTCCGGTTGATCGAGGCTGACCAGGTGTGCAGTCCTGACCGCACAGACAGAATGAATCCCTGCAAGGTGGACGGTATCAATGTGCACCAGATCGTTCAGGGCGTGGAAACGGACAAAGACGGCGCAGTCATTGCCTACTGGGTAGCCAGCAGGCACCCGCTGGCCTATGATAATCCGCTGCCCCTGACATGGACGCGGGTAGAAGCCCGCGACAAAGAAACGGGAGAACCGAACATCCTGTGTGTCACCCAGAGGGAACGTGCCGGGCAGCGGCGCGGCGTTCCCCTGCTGGCACCGGTACTGCCCACGATGAAGCAGATGGGCAGATATACGGATGCAGAGTTGGCCGCGGCCATCGTGGCATCATCTATCACGCTGTTTATCAAGCATGATAACCCGGTCAGCGGAGCACCGTTTGGTGAGGATCCGTCCGACAAGGCGGAGGACCCGAACACTCCGCCTGATGAACTGGCAATCAACCTTGCGCCGTCTGCGGTATTTGACCTTGCGCCCGGCGAAACACCGGACACGTTTGACCCGAAACATCCGACCACGACATATGACGGATTTATGTCAGCTATGTCCAACCAGGTGGCGACGGGTATTGAAGTGCCCAGCGAGGTGCTTTATAAGAAGTTCAGCTCCAACTACTCCGCAAGCCGCGGTTCTCTGAACGAGTTTTGGAGAACGTGCGATGTGATGCGGGACAGCTTTGCAGCGGACTTCTGCCAGCCGACATACGAAAAGTGGTTTGCCGAAGCGGTAGCCCGTGGACGTATCAATGCGCCGGGCTTCTTCGATGACCCGGCTGTTGCAAAAGCCTATATGGCCTGTAACTGGAACGGCCCGGCACGCACCAATCTGGATGCGAAGAAAGAAATCGAGGCGGCTATCCTGCGTATGGAACAGGGCATTTCCACTGCCGAACAGGAAACGGCACAGATGACCGGCGGAAGCTGGCGGGCCAATATGCGGCAGCGCAAAAGTGAAATGGAAAAAATGAAGGAGGTAGGCTGCAATGGGCAAAGCCAATTCCCAGACGAACCCCAAGTCAACGAATAATAAGTTCTGGCAGTTCCGCAATCTGGCCGACGATGACCAGAAGGCGGAACTGCTGCTTTATGGCGATATTTCTGAGCGCAGCTGGTGGGAGGATGCAGCGACCCCGAAACGGTTTGCGGATGATCTTGCCGCCCTGGGCGATGTGAAAGAAATCACCGTATACATCAACTCCGGCGGTGGTGATGTTTTCGCGGCCCAAGCCATTGGCAATATGCTGGAACGCAATGCCGCCACCGTGACTGCCCACATTGACGGGTTGTGCGCAAGTGCTGCCACTATCGTTGCCTGCCATGCAGACAAAGTTGTGGCCGCGGCAGACGGCAGCTACATGGTCCATCCGGTCAGCATGGGCATTTGCGATTACCTGACCGCAGAGGATATGAAGAACTGCCTGAAAGCGCTTGAGACCATCCGCAGCAGCATCATTGCCCTGTACGCCAAAAAGTCCGGTAAAACTGAGGATGAATGCGCCAAGTGGATGGATGAAACAAACTGGTGGACGGCAACGGAAGCCCAAGAAAAAGGCTTCGTAGACGAGGTGGATGACGATGCAGAAGATTCCGTTGTGGAGAATCGCAATGGTGTTCTGTTCGTCAACAGCATCAGCATGAACACCCCGTTCAACGAAGCACCCAATTTTGTCAGAAGTCGGGTTACGGAAAAACCTGTGAACCGACCTGAAAATATGAACCCGGCGGAAAAGCCGGAACGCAATGACCATGGGGAGGTAAAAAACATGGACATCAAGACCACGGATGATCTCCGCAAGGCGTACCCGGATCTGGTAGCCACCATCGAGAATGAGGCTATCACTGCCGAGCGCACACGCATTCAGGAGATCGAGAACGCAACTCTGCCCGGCGCGGAAGATCAGGCCAACGAGGCGAAGTTTACGAAGCCTGTTGATTCTGCGTCCTTTGCAAAGGCTGTCATTGCCAGCATGAAGGCAAAACAGCAGGAGCAGAGCAAGAACTATCTGAATAGTGCAAAGGCGGCTGCGGAGAACTCGAACGCCAACAGCATCGACAACACGCCGCCTGCAAACCCTGAAGCCGAAGATGAGGAAAGCAAGGCATTTATGAATGCAATCCGCAAGGCTAACGGCGTGAAGTAAGGAGGATGGAACTATGATCATGGATCTTGCAAGAAAAGATTTCAACACGGCCCCGGAATATTTCATTGCCGGAACCGACATCGGCATCGCAAAGGCCACCAAGACGGCCAGCGCAGCGGTTGAAGCACACGCCCCTGTTCTGATTGAGGGCGGAAAGGTGAAGCCGGTTGCAGCCGCAGCCGGTGCGGGCCAGGCGGTTCTTACTGGTCTGTATGGCATCACTGCCGACAGCGCAGATGCAGACAAGGAAGTACCGATTTACCTGACCGGTGAATTTTTCGCTGCCGGCCTTGCGCTGCCGAAGAACGTGAGCGTGGATGACGTTGAAGTTCCTCTGCGCAACCTGGGCATTTTCCTGAAGTAAGGAGGACAATATTTATGGCTAATGAAGTAAGCATTTATGAGCCTCGGCACCTGATCGAGGTTGTTCGTACTACCCCGCCGATCCGCACTTTCCTGCGTGACCGCTTCTTCTCCAACGTGAAAACCTTTCCGACCCGCCGCGTTGACATTGATATTGTCAAGGGCAACCGTAAGATGGCTGCATTCATCCATCCGCTGGCTGGCGGCGAGATCGTGCAGAGTGAGGGCTATGAAACCAAATCTTATGCACCGCCCCTCATCAACCCGGCAACCATCAGCACGGCGGACCAGTACATGGAACGCCTGCCCGGTGAGGATCTGTTCTCTGGCCGCACCCCGGCAGACCGTGCAGCGGAAAAGCTGATCGAGGAATACAACCAGCTGAACGACATGACCACCCGCCGCGAAGAATGGATGGCCGCCCAGGTGCTTACTACCGGCAAGCTGAAGGTCAAGGGCAAGGGCGTGGATGAGGTCATCGACTTCGGCTTTGACAATAAGATCACTCTGGAAGGCACGAAGCAGTGGGGCAAGTCCGCTGCCGACCCCTGGGGCAATCTGCGTGACTGGAAACAGCAGGTGAGCCGCAACGGCTTCGCAAACGCAGATATGGTCGTCATGGGCAAGGTCGCAGCTGACAACTTCATGGCGGACGGCAAGATTCTGGAACTGATGGACAAGCGCCGTTTTGACATCGGTTCCATGGCACCCAAGGAGCTGGAAGGCGGACTGACCTATTACGGCCACCTGAACCTGCCCGGTGTGGACATCTACGGCTACGACGAGGTTTATCTGGATGATGCGACCGGCGAGACCAAGCCGCTGATCCCCGACAACATGGTGCTGATGATCCCCAGCAACGCAAACTTCATGCGTGCTTATGGCCTGTGCAACTATTTGGACGACGGTGGCAACTGGCACAGCTTTGAGGGCGACCGTCTGCTGCGCACCTATGTGGAGCATCGTCCTGACCGCCGCTTCATCGAGCTTCAGAGCCACCCGCTGCTGATTCCCGACAAGGTGGATTCCTGGCTGGTGGCTGAGGTTTGCTGATATGCTGGACGTTGACCAGAACTACGGTGAACCGGACACCCCGAAGCCGCTCCCTACGTTCAAAGACTATGTGGCGCAGGATGTGGAAACGGTGTTTTTCAACCTGAACGAGTTCGCAGAAGAACGCTACATAGATGATAAACAGATGCTTTGCATTACCCAGCACCCCGGCGTGAATGAACGTGCGGCGCACTGGGAGGGCGGAGCAAAACAGTCCTTTGACCAGGGAATGTACAAGGCTGATCTGCTGCTGTTTGTGAAACAGAAGGACTACGGCCCGATGCCGAAGAACGGTAAGCAAATCATGCTGGATAAGAAACGGGACTACAAAATCAAGTCCTGCTCTTTGAAGGCGGGAGTTTACCGGATGGAACTGGAAAGGGTGAGGTAAGGTGGCATACTTCCATACCAACTACGACGCTTCCACCATGACGGTCTCCGTTAATGACGAAGAAGTGTCCCGCGCCCTTGGCGTGCTGGCAAACAAAACCCCAGCGGCGCTGAAGGTGGCGGTCAACACCACGGCCAGACAAACGCGAAAGCTGATGCTGACCGAGGTAAAGAATCGCTATGACCTCAATGCGGCTGGTAGGCGTATGATCGAAGATCTGCGCCAGCGGCAGAGAGCAACCAATCACCACCCGACGGCCATCCTCGCCATCATGAAGAACGACCCCGGCGCATTTCGGGCAGATCTGGGCTATTTCAGAACCAGCCCCACAAAGCCCTTCATGGGTCCGTCTGTCCGAAATGCGCCGCCTGTTTTTCAGGCACACGTTCTGAAAGGAAACCCGATGATCGGTCTGAGCGGAACCAGTGAAAAGAGCAAGGGCTTCCTGGTTCAGTTCAAGTCGAAGCACATCGGCATGGTACAGCGCCAGTTGGGCGTGCCTGCTGACAAAGACTACACCGAGAGCGGAAAAGAACGCTGGAAGCCGAACGAAAAGCTGGTCACGATGTCCAGCCCTTCCGGCTCTGCGATGCACCGCACTGTGTGGGAAATGCAGGAAACGACCGTGGAGCAGATGCTTCAGGACAACACCGAACGGCGCATCCGGCAGCTGATCGCCAATGCAAAGCGAAAGGGCGTGATCTGATATGGCCGAGAAAATCACCGGCTATACCAGCGAAATGTGCCAGCAAGCCATGATGGACGAGCTGGAAGAACTGTTCCGGGATATGAAGTTTACCGGACAGGAAGGAGAAAAGCCCCTCAAGATCTATAAGCAGTTTTTGCCGACCCAGACAGACGACGATGATGACATTGACACAAACGATGCCATGTACCCCTGCATCATCGTCATCGAATCAAGCGGTGAGGTCAACAATGACCATGATCCGCAGCTGGTTCTCATGCAGCTGGTTATTTGCAGCTATGACCGTGGGATTGATCGGCAGGGGTATGTGGAAACCGTGAACATCAAGGAAGCGATTATGCAGCACTTCAAGCGTAAGCCAGTTTTCGGTGGAGCGTTTGAGGTGGGCTATCCCAGAAAGTGGGAGCTTTCAGACGATGACATGGATCACTACTACTGGGGAATTGTGAACCTGATTTGCAAGACCCCGAACGCACTGAAAAATGAAGAAGTGGAGGCGTTGATTTAATATGGGCACTGAGAAAAAAGCAGCGGTAGAAGTTCAGGAAACTCAGACTGAACAGACCGCAGTGCAGGTGCAGGCCCCTGTGGCATACTGCGGTCCGACTATCAAGGGCATCGCACCGCAGTACACGGTTTTCGTGGACGGCCTGCCCGACAAGCTGAAAGAAAAAGTGGAACAGGTGCCGCTCCTGAAAGCACTGATCGTTCCGCTGGACAAGCTCGCTGAAATGCGGGTGAAACTGGAACAGGACGGCACCAGAGAAAATATTCTCTGCAACAAGGCTGCTGCCCTGATGAAGTAAGGAGGATATGACAGATGGCTATTTCGCATGGCTTTAATAAGACCGAAGCGGCGACCAGCGTCACCGCTCCGGTAACGGTCAACTCCGGCCTGCAGATCGTTGTGGGCACGGCTCCCGTTAATATGCTGGATGACCCGGAAGCAGCGGTGAACACGCCGCTGCTGGTGAACACCTTCAAAGAGGCTGCCGCCGCAGTGGGCTATTCCAGCGATTTTGCAAAGTATACCCTGTGCGAGGCTGTGAGCGCCAGCTTCCAGGTGATGGGCATTTCCCCCATCGTCGTGGTCAACGTCCTGGATCCTGCGAATGCAAAGCACATCACTGAACTGTCCAACAAGACCGTTCAGGTGAATGACGGCATTGCAGAGATCGACGAGACCGGCATCCTGCTGAAAAAGCTGGTCGTGAAGAAGGAGCAGACCGTGCTCACGGCGGACGAGGACTATTCGGCCAGCTTCAATGATGATGGCACTGTGAGCATCGCCCTGGTCAACGGCGGCAAAGGCGACGGCGCAACGGCTCTGACCGTTTCCGGTTCCATTCTTGACCCGACCAAAATCACCGCTGCCGACATCGTGGGCGGCGTGAATGCGGCCACCGGTGCAGAGACCGGACTGGAAGTGGTAAGACAGGTGTTTCCCAAGCTGGGCATGGTTCCCGGCATTCTGCTGGCACCCCGCTTCTCCAAGGATCCCATGGTGTGCGCAGCGCTCCAGGCAAAGTGCCGCAAGATCAATGGCGTTTTCGATGCAGTGTGCTTTGTTGACATCGACAGTTCCGCTTCCGGTGCACGCAAGTACACCGACGTGGCAAACCAGAAGGTCAAGCAGGGCGCAACTTCTCGTGAAGCATATGGCCTGTGGCTGTACGGCAAGATCGGCAGCACCATCTACAGCGGTAGCTCTCTGGCCGCTGCTGCGGCAGTCTACAACGACAGCCTGTACAACGACACGCCCAATGCCAGCCCGTCCAATGTCAGCGTACCCATTTCCTCCGCCTGCCTGGAAGATGGCACTGAAGTCCTGATGGATCAGGAGCAGGGCAATGTGCTGAATGAGCAGGGCGTGGCGACCTTCATCCGCTCCGGCGACTTTGTTGTGTGGGGCAATGAGACCTGCTGCTATCCGAAAAACACCGACCCGAAGGACGCTTTCCTTTGTGTCCGCCGCTTCTTCAACCACTCCTGGACCAGCTTTGTTCTGGACAACATGAGCAAGCTGGATAAGCCCATGAACAAGAAGCGCCTTCAGTCCATCATCGACAGCGAGAACATGAAGGGCAGTGTCTATGTCTCTACCGAGGTATGCGCCAGCTACAGCATGAAGGCAGACCCCGACCGCAACACGACCGCTGAACTGGTTGCAGGCCACTACTCCTTCTATCAGTTCTGCACGCCGTTCCCGCCTTTTAAGCAGATCAACAACACCATGGAGTATGAGGCGGGCGCACTGACCTCGGCTCTGTCTCTGTAAGCAGGAGGAATGACCTATGGCTCTGAATATTTCCAGTGACCTGGTTCCCCAGGTCATCAATGACTACAATGCGTACACGGAAGATGACCTGCTCATTGGTCTGGCGGATGAAATCACCCTGCCCAAGATCAAGAACAAGACCACCTCCGTGTCCGGCATGGGCATTGCGGGCGAAGTCGATTCTCCCGTGCCCGGTCAGTTTGAATCCATGGAGGCAACGCTGAACTGGAACACCATGTACAGCTACGCCACCAAGATGATGAACCCCAACAAGAACATCCAGATTACCCTGCGTGCTGCTATGCAGAACGACAACAAGAACGGCGGCTACACCTACAAGGGCCTGCGCGTCGTCCTGGGTGGTCGTCCCAAGGAGCTGGATCCCGGCAAGCTGAAGCGCGCCGACACCATGGGCAGCACCACTACGCTGGAAGTCACCCGTTACCTGATGGAGGTTGACGGCACTACCGTTATCGACATCGACAAGTTTGCAGGCCGCTACTATGTTGATGGCGAGGATATGCGTGCCGAGATCAACGCTCTTATCTAAACCCGATACATGAAGAAGTCAGCCGTCCCGGCGTGGGGCGGCTGATTGTCTTTTGGAAAGGAAACAGCAATGGACAATATCGTGAAGTTCGATAAACCTTATAAGTTCGAGGGCAAGGAGTACGACAGCCTGGATCTGTCCGGTATGGAGAAGATGACCGTGCAGGACTTGATCGACATTCAGAAAAACATCGGCAACGAGACGGCGGCCATGTACGCGATGGAAATGACCACTTCCTTTGCACAGGAAATGGCCGTTAAGGCAACCGGCAAGCCTGTGGAATTTTTCAAACTCATGCCCCGCGGCAAAATCAAGAAAGTGCAGGCGGCGGTTATTAAGGGCATGGACAACAGCGAAAACGCCGATGAAGTGAAAAAGCAGCTGGAATCTCACACCCTGAAGTTTGCAGCGCCCTACACCTACGAGGGCAGCGAAAAGGCGGAACTGAAGGGCAAGACCTTTGATAGCATCGAGCTGTCCGGCGTGGGTGAACTGAACACTATGAGCGAATCCATGGCGGAAAACCGTATGGCCGCGGGTGGCTTCGCACCGGTGAATACGCATCGCAACTACCTGTACTGCTGTATCATTGCCAGCATGGGCACCGGCTACCCGGTGGACTTCTTTGCCGGCCTGCCGCTGTGCGAGGCGGTTAAGCTGCGTGATGCTGTAAACTCTGATTTTTTCGAGTAAAAGGCGGGGCAAAAGGACTTCGGAAAGCGGCTATCCAGCTATCCATTGCCACGCATTCCAACATGACGGATCTGCTGCATCTGCCCCGGCGGGAGCTGGTGGATCTGTGTAACGAGGTGGCAGACGTATGGCGGGAAATGGAGCACTAGACCTCAGCATCCGCATCATGGGCAAGGTAGACCCGTCCCTTGTAACTGCAATAAAGCAGACGAAGGGGCTGACCGGTGATCTGACAAACGCATTGACGGGAACAAAGTCGCTGGGCAGCACGGTAGCAAACACGCTGGGCGTAATCGGAAAGACTGGGCTTGGAATCATGGCGACGCTGACAACTGCGTCCGCTGTCATGATTAAAAAGACAACCTCCATGGCAGAGGAATACCAAGCCCAGGCGGCAGATGCAGTCAAGTATGTTGGCGGCATCATGAACGATGACGGCAGCATTGACCCGGAAAAGCGTGCCACCATGGAGGACGCGATCCTCAAGATGACCACGCAGGTCCCAATCAAACGGGACGAGATGGCGCAGATCGCCGCATCGCTGGGACAGTCCGGTAAGAGCTATGAGCAAATCTTTCTGGATAACCAGCAAACCGGAGAAAAAAGCTACCTGTACGATACGGCCCGGCTAGCTGCCGCGTGGGACATTGATGCAAAGTCTGCGGCCGATTATATGGCAAAGTGGGAAACCGCTTTTGGTAAGACCCACAACCAGATTATCGACATTGCAGATTCCATCAACTATCTGGGCGGCCACATGGCTACCACGGCGGCGGAAATCGCAAGTGTGGTGAATACGTCCGGCGGTGTCGGCCAGACAGCCGGCGTTGACCTGCACACGACCTCTGCACTGGCAGCTACTATGCTGGCGATGGGTGTTAATGAGGGAAAGGCCGGAACAAGCCTGAACCGCGTGTTTACAAACATCACCCTTGGCAACAGTGCAACGGATGCACAGGTGGGCGCATGGAACAAACTCGGCTTTGATCCTGTGCAGATCGCAAAGGATATGCAGTCAACCGGACCGAACGGAGAAGATGGCGCGGCAAGCACTCTGTACAAAGTCTTTGAGGCGATCTCGAAACAGGACAAGTACCAGCAGACTGCGACCATCAAGACACTGTTTGGACAGTGGGCCATTGAGGGCGTTTCAAAAATTGTGGGCAATCTGCCTGCATTCCAGAATGCCTTGCTTATGGCTGGCGACACCAGCGCATACAGCGGCAGCATGGAGAAAGAATTGCTTGTTCGTCTGGACACCAGCGAAGCGGTAAGCCAGATGGCAAGTAATGCGACGGATCGCCTGCTCATCAATGTGGGCAATCAGTTCCTTCCGGCAAAGAAAGAACTGACGGCTATGTGGATCGACATAGCAAACGGCATCACCGAGAGCCTGCCGGATCTGTCCAACATCGTCAACGGCATTCTGCCGATGCTGCACTCCGCGCTGCTTGGAATTGGCAATGCGGCACAAGCGGCATTGCCGTGGATCCAGAAAGGCATCGACTACACCGCAGAGCACGGGCCGGAAGTGGCAGGAGCCATTGCTGCCATAGTCGCGGCATTCGGCGCTATGAGCTTTGCACCGACGGCTTATAGTACGGGATCCTCGCTGCTGAACTCCATCGGAAACATTGCAATCGGCGGAAAACCGAGCGGTGCACCCGGCGGAACATTCGGCGGCATCACTGTCAGAAACCTGCTGGGAGCACTGACCCCCACAAGCCTGATCCAACGGGCAGTTGGCGGTGCATCCTTTGCAAAATCGAACGCCGGAATGTTTGCTGAAAACGCAAAGTACGGCGTTCAGATGGCCGGCATCGGAGCGCAGCAGCCCACAACGTGCCTGGGCAAAATCGGGCAGACGTTGGACGGCGCTGGTGTCGGCATCTGGGCAACGCTGAAAAATTTCAAGGGACTGCGAAGCGGAACCAAGAAAGGAAACACCGGCTTTGTAAATGATGTGCTGGAAGCCAGCACGAACGGTGGCCTGCTGGGCGTGCTGAAAAGCTCCGGCACCGGCAGGTATGTTTCTAATGTCGGGCAATCGCTGGGCGGCCTGAAAAATGCTCTGGTGGGGTTCGGAAGCGGCAATCCGGTTGGACGATTTATCGCCAAGACCGGCGGTGTTGCGGGACAGATTCTTTCCGGCATTGCAGGACCGAACGGTCTTGACCTTGGAGGTATGGCCGGTGGAGTGAAAAATTTCCTCGGTGCAGGAAAGACGGTCATTGGAAATGGGCTGTCCAATGCATGGCAGACCGTCAGCCAGTCCAAAGTGGGTTCTACCGTCCTCGGTGTCGGCAGCAAGGTGGCGGGTGCAGCATCCAAAATCGGCGGCGGCGCTTTGAGCACGGTGAAGGGAGCTTTGAATGTCGGCGGCGCAGGGCTGAACGTACTGGGTACGACGGTAGGCCCAGTGGCCGCAAAACTGGGCGGCGGTTTTATGTCGCTGCTTGGCACATTCGGCCCCGTTATTACCGGTATCGGTACGATCGTTGCGGCGGTTTCACTGCTGGGAGATCACTTCGAGGACATCCGCAACATCGTCGGAACAGTATTTGGCGAAGGAGGGCTTGCCGTCTTTGACAAATTCACCGGAAAGATAGCGGGTATCGGCGACACCGTGAAGCAGGTGTTCGGGCAACTCACCACCCCGGAGGGCTTGCAGAGCATCCAGGAAAAGCTATCCGGCTTCAGTATCGGAGGGCTAAATCTGGGTGACGTGTTCGGAGCTATGACCCCTGCCATCCAGACGGTTATGCCGTTGATTGAATCGTTCGCCGGTGTATTCTCTCAGATTGTAGATCTGGGAGTAAACCACATCAAGCCGGTGCTGACTGAGATCTTCGGCTTTATCGTGAATGAAGGCATTCCGGCGGTCATGCCGCTGCTGTCTACGGTGGTAAGCCTGGTAGGCACCACACTGGTCAACGCCATCAAGGTGGCGGTGGATCTGGTGGGTAAGGTGCTTCCTGTGGTAGAGCCTGTGATTCTGGGCATCATCGGCTTCCTGAAGCAGGTTGCAACCATCGGCGTGAAAGCGGTCAACTTCATCATTGGGGCGCTGAACAAAATTCAGCTCACAATACCGGAAACGCTGTTCGGCATTCCGGTTCCGGTGATCGGCGGTAAGTCGTTCGGATTCAACCTGTCACCCGTGTCTGTCCCGGCATTTGCCAACGGCGGCATGACGCAGGGACCGTCTATTGCTGGTGAGGCTGGCCCGGAAGCCGTTATCAGCTTCCGGCGCGGCGTTCGTGAAAAGAACATTGATACCTGGCTGACCGCTGGTAAGCTGCTGGGCGTTGGTCTGGGTGATCTGCTGGGGTTGCCCGGCAGAAAGCCGAAGATGTTCGCGGACGGTGGTTTTACAGAAGAAGATTCTAACCTGATCGACTTCAACAGAGCACGTCTCCAGCAGTATTACAACCAGGTGGCTCAAAGTTTTGACACTATGGTTCAGCCTGTTGCAGCGGCATTGGTACTGGGGTCCGACGCTGGTGTGGCGTTCAGCCGTATCACGGAGATCGCAAACTATGCAGTGGATGGGCTGGAAACTCTGGCGGCAATGCCGACACCTACCGTGTCGGATGACCAGGGCAAAGCCCAACAGCTGTTGAACACCGGAATCGGGAAAGTGATTACCGGTGCCCAGTCTGTTCTCGCAAACGAAAATGCTCAGAAAGCAATCCAGTTTATCCGGGGAGCGGATGCGGAAAAGGCAAAGCTGGAATACGCTGCCAACCCGGACAACTACGATCTGAGCAATGTAAACTTCTTCCCGACGGCTGGCAACAGTGAGCTGACAAGGCAAAATCTGTCGATGCTGGCAGACCTTCAGAACTACCAGCAGGAAGTGGAGCTGAAGCCCATCGGCGGGAGCGAAGATACTTCCAGTGGCGGCACCGGAAGCCTGCGCGGTGGATCCAGCAACAACTACCAGCGCACCTATACAAGTTCCAGCGGAAACACATATGTTTATGCACCAAACTTCACCATCTACGGCAGCATGAATGCCGAAGATCTGCGCTCCGTTATGGACGAAGGCTACGAGAAGTTCTGCGAGTATGTGGAACGGTACGAACGCGAAAAGAGGCGCACGCAGTATGGCACTTGATTACACCACGAAGTCCGGTGACACCTGGGACTTGATCGCCCTGAATGTGTACGGAAGTGAGCTGAAAGCCGATTGGCTGATGCAGCACAACCCCAGATATATCCATATCGTCCGGTTCGATTCCGGCACGGTGCTGTCAACACCAGCACTGCCGGCTGAAAAGAGCGGAGATCTTCCGCCCTGGAAGGCAGGTGCATGATGGTACTGACAGCAGCGAGACCCAAAGGAAGGCAGGCGGCAGTTCTTCTGACCTACGAGAAAACCGATATTTCGGAAGAAATCGCACCTGATCTGGAAAGTTTCAAGTACACGGATGTGGCTGAATCCCAAAGCGACAGCGTGAGCATTACAGTCAATGCTAGAGCTGCCAAATGGAAAAATGAATGGATGCCGGAAAAGGGCGTGAAGCTCTATCCGGCTATCGTTGTGAAGGACTGGAATATCGGTGGCATTGGGAGCGGATACAGAGATTACAGCGCCGAATGCGGGGCATTCGTGCTGGATGATTTGGGCTTTGCCGGTGCACCTGATTCGCTGACGATGGGTGGCGTGGCAAAACCGAACGACACCAGCTTCAGCGAGAGAAACCGGACCTTTACATGGAAGAACACCAGCGTAAAGAAAATCGCTGAAACCATCGCGGGCCGTTACAAACTTGAGCTGAAGTTTGAGGGAGACGACCACAGCATTGATGCAAAGGAGCAGGACGGGACAGACAGTGCCTTCCTGCAAGACCTATGCAGCACATATGCACTGGTCATCAAAGTCTACACTTCAAAGCTCTGGGTGTATGACCGGGAAAAGTACAAGGCAAAGGATCCTGTATGGACGGTATGTGAACACCAGCCGGTTGGAAATCCGACGGCCTTGTGTGTTGAGCCGGGCAGTTTCAAGTGGAACACGAAGCTGACCGGAACGTATACGGGCGGCCTTTATACCTACACAAACAAACAGAAAAAAATCAATATCAACGTCAAGGTGGGCACAGACGAACGCCAGCTTAAACTTACTGGAAAGGTAAGCAGCGAGGCAGACGCAAAAGCCCGACTGATAGCGGCCATCAAGAATGCCAATCACGGCGCGACCCAGATTAGCTTTACGATGTTGGGCTATCCGGCCGGCGCTTCGGCGCAGTGCTTTAACCTGGTTGGCTATGGAAAGATGGACGGGAAGTATTTCGTTGATCAGCTGGAACACAGCATATCTCCATCCGGCGGCTACAAAACACAGGTCAAGGCCAGCAAAGTAGAAAAGGAGGATTTCGCATGAGCAGTGAAGTGAGATTCGGCAATGTGAGTTCTATCGACTATGAGGCTGGAAAGTGCGAAGTTACTTACCCGGACAGGGACGACACTGTTACGGAAATGGTGCCGTTTCTGTCCAATGGCGAGTATCAGACACCGGAAGTTGATGATCTTGTGCTTGTCCTGCATCCGCAGGAAAGCCCGGAAGATGCTGTTGTGATGGGCACCGTCTGGAATGAAAAGAACAAACCGCCCGAAGGAAAAGAAAAAGTCTACCGAAAGGATTATGCCAACTCACGAGGAAAGGCATATCGGAAGTTTGATGCAAATGCAAAAGAACTGACCGACTATGTGGACGGAAAGAAAATCCTGAAGGCAAAAAGTCTTGAGATCCAGGTGGGCGGTGCAACCGTGACCATCAGCGAGGGCGGAGAAATCAAGGTGACATCCCCGGCGGGGATTGCACTTGCGGCATCCGGTGAGCTGAAAATGACGGCATCGACCATCACCGCAACCGCTGGAACAGTGAACATCCAGGGCGGAGGTGGCGATGTTGTTGTGTCCGGTAAGTCGCTGGTATCGCATACACACACCGGAAACCTTGGCAAGAAAACATCCCCACCCCTGTAAGGAGGCTTTGGAATGTACGTTGGAATTTTCGGCGATGTGATTTTCTCCGTGGGACACCTGCGCGTGCTCACCCCGTCGAACTTCAAGGGAACGACCGGAGCAAACTGGGCGGAACATGAAGTGCTTGGAGGGAAAGCGCGGGCAGAGTATTTATCACCGAAACTGAGGGAGTACACCTTTGATATTCTTCTGGATGCAGCACTCGGCGTGAACCCTCGCAAGATGCTGAACCGTCTGACGGAAATGTCAGAAAACGGAGAGATTTATTACCTGATTATCGGGTTTGCACCGGTATCGCAAAACAAGTTCCGGGTCACTGAAATAAGCGACAGCTGGGATTCGGTGATAAAACACGGGCTTTTGATGCAGTGCAAGGTGAGCCTGACCATAAAGGAGTACATATGATCGACTTCAGCAGCACGGTGGTTGAGCTGTCCGGTGACAGCGAAAAACAAAAAGAGGTGCAGGACATCGCAAAGTGCCTTCGCACATTATATTCCACGCCAATCGGGAGCCAGGAAGGCGACAGAGAACTCGGAATCAACCCGAACATATTCGTCGATAAGCCGCTTCCGGTGGCAAAGGGATTATATGTGGCCGAGGTGACAGAGAAAACCGCATCGTTTGAGCCGCGGGCAAGAGTGGTGCGGGTGGACTGGCTGGACAGTGATGTGCTGCATGGCGTTGTAATTCCAAAGGTGGTGTACGAGCTTGTCTAAAATAAAAGAGTTTGAGAACATCCCGGACATCGACATTGAAGGCGAAGAAACGCTGGAAGAAGCTGTGGCCGATTGCAAGGCACTGTTTGGCAAGTACAACAAAGAACTTTTCAACGGTGAGGTATCGTTGGAACGGTGTTCTGAAGCACGGCTTGTCCTTTTGACACTGGCACATCGTTCGCATCACAACATGGAGTACAGCACGGCGTGTCTGAAAGCGGAACTGCTGCCTACGAGCACGGGACCGAATTTGGACAACCTTGCTCCGCTTGTTGGAGTGGAACGCCTGGAAGCCGGAAAAGCCACGGCGGTTATTCGATTCACACTGTCTGCGCCGAGAACGAGTGCAACCGGAATCCCGGAAGGAACACAGGTGAGAACGGCAGACAAACGGTATTTCAAAACCGAAAAGTATGCGGAGATCTTACCCGGCGAACTGACCGTGGACGTAGTTGCCGTGGCGGATGAGGCAGGAAGCAACAGCGATGGGATTGCCGAAGGCGAAATCAATGTGCTGGTGGATCCTATCCCGTATGTGTCCGGGGCAAAAAGTGTTTCGGCAAGCACGGGCGGTACGGATACGGAAGGTGACGATTCATTTACCAGACGTATCAACTATGCACCTTCGATTTTCTCCGTGGCCGGTCCGGTGGATGCCTATGAATACTTTGCATCGAGCTGGCGGTCCGATGTGGCAGATACGAAGATCGTTTGCAAGGAAGGATACACGATCCACATTTACTTTCTGATGGCCGGAGGCAGAGTTCCGACAAGGGAAGAATGTACCGGAATGCAGGAATATTTCGACACGGTAAAGCGCCCGATGGGTGATCTGGTTCTTTGCCATGCGCCGGAAGAAATCCCGTATGACATCGAGCTTACTTACCATATTGCCTTGAGCAATGTCAAGAATGCATCGACGATTCAGGAAAATGTGGAAGCAGCTGTGAAGGAGTATGAAACCTGGCAGAGAAAAATCGGCCGGGACATCGAACCGGCGGAGCTGATTATGCGTGTACGGGAAGCTGGTGCGAAACGCCCACGTCTGTTGACACCGGTCGAAACAACTGTCTCCGAAATTCAGGTGGCAAAGCTCCGAAGCTGCAAGGTGACATACGGAGGAATCGAAGATGATTGAACTCCACGAAGTTGGCCTAGTCGAAGGGCTACCGCCTGATGTTGCCAAAGAGCCATGGGTACAGATCCTTGATGCAGTTTTCAGGGAGCGGCGCAAGAAGGAACTGGAAGCTGCCGAACGCTTGAAAATCTACACGGATATTGACCGTGCAGATGAGGCAGTTCTGGATATTCTTGCGGTTCAGTTCCGCGTTGACTGGTACGATACCAGCTATCCGATTGAAACAAAGCGCAGGATCATCAAAACTGCGCTGGAAGTCCGTCGGTACTGCGGAACGGAGTGGGCAGTCCAAAAGGCGCTGGCCTCGATTTATCCGAATGTGAAAATAAGTGAATGGTATGACTACGGAGGAAGGCCGGGCTACTGGCGAATGAACGTAGACATTACCGATGATGGTGTCATTTACTACACACCGGAAGAAATTGAAAAGCGCCTTGGTTATGCCCGGCGCTGTACCGCTCACCTTGAACACATCATCTACATCGTCGAACCGCATGAACGGTCGCCTGCCTACATTGCCGCAGCACCCAGCGGCATGGCGACATCCTGCACCGTAAAGGTCCCCGGTAGGATCAAGCCGCGGGAAATCGGCGCAAAGGCGTATGTTGCCGGTGCGGTCGGAAGATCGAAAATGCAGGTTGCCGTGGCGCTGCCCGGTGCCGTTGAAGCAAAGGCAGTGAAAGCACGAGCCTTTACGGCGGGCACCGTTGAACGGTCGCACACGGCGATAAACATTGTTATTGGAGGACAGACAACGTGAGTTGGGAAAAATCTAGCTACACCGCCGCCGGTGCCGCCCTGCTGTCGGAATCTCTCTCCGGTGGTGCGCTGGTAATCACCCGCGCTGTGAGCGGCACCGGTACGGCTGACGCAGACCTTTCGGGGGAAACCGGGGTAAGCGGCGAAACACATGACCTGAAATTGCTGGGCATCGAAACCGTTGAAAGCGGCGCTGAGACGGCTCGGCGGGTAAAAATCCAGATCACCGGTGCGGATGAAACGTACATCATGCATCAGGTGGGCGTTTACGGCAGGCTGAACGACGATGCAGAAACACTCCTGTTTATTATGCAGGATGCACGCGGAGTGGAGGTCCCGTCCACGAAAGTGAACGGCGATTTTGAGATTGAGCTGTCGGCGCTGCTTGCTGTGTCGAACAAGGCCAATATCAGCATTACCGTTGACCCGCAGATGCAGGCTCTCGCAAAGATGGTCAAGGCGGAAATTGAGAAGCACAACGCCGCCGTTGATGCCCATGCAGCGACCATCACGGCAGCGGTCAGCGCTGCCGTGAAGAACCTGTCTGAATCCGGGGAAATCCTGAACGAAGAACAGGTCAAGGCCCTTATCAAGGAGCAGGTGGACGGCGGTACGGGCGGCGGCTACTATGGCTCCTACGAACTCACTCTTGCAGCGGACGGGTGGAAGCCCGCCCGCAGCGAGGATGATTACGAAAATGCCGGTGGTATGGATTACTACCAGTGTATCTATGATGCAGAACTGTCGGACAGCACCAGTGAGCTTGTACCCGTTGGCGTTGTATCTCCCGGCAGCTTCTATACTACGACCAAAGCGGGTGTCCTGAACGGGTGCGAAACGCATGATGGTTTCATCAGATTCTTTTCTCAGCGCATCCCGAAAGCAGACATTCAGGCGACCGTAACCCTGTTCGGGAAAGGAGGTGGTTCGGGTGAAACCGGTAGCGTAAGCATCGGTCAGGGCTTGAAGCGTGACGCGAGCGGCGCTATTGCCGTCCGCATTGGCGAAGGCCTTGACTTTGACAGCGCAAACGCGCTGACTGTCCGCAAAGGAACCGTTATGACGAGCGAAGACCTGCTGAACGAGGAAGAAACGCAGCAGGAAATCGTTGATATGCTGAAATAATTTTAGGAGGACACTACTATGTCTAAGCAGATTTCTACCAAGACCACCATCCGCAACCTGACCACCGAGATCAAGAAGACTTTCGTCAAGAAGGACGCTTTCACCCCGGTCGAGGCCGCTGCCAACGCCGCCATTAAGGCCCTGAAGGTGACCGGTAACACCGTCAACTTCTACACCAACACCGGCATGACCGGCGCAGCTGCTTTCTCCATGGACTTCCCGACCGAGATGTTCCTCGACCAGACCAAGACCGCGTTCGTCGGCAAGTTCAAGTTCTCCGACACCACCTATCCCGGCGCCACCGACCCCAAGCTGGACGGCAAGCCGGTCATGGTTCTGGCCGTCAAGGGTGAGAACCCCGACAGCTGCACCTACTCTTTCCTGAACATGGCTGCTCTGGTCGATACCTATAAGGCCAAGGCCACTGGCAAGGATGCATCCACCACCGTTACCATCGCTGGTTATGAGGTGGATGTCAAGGTCAATGTTTCCGCTGCTGCCGGCAACGCCCTGGTTCTGAAGGACGATGGTCTGTATGTTCCCACCCCTAAGGAAGTGGACATCTCCGGCAAGGCCGATAAGGTCACCGGTGCCACCACCGGCAACTTTGCTGCACTGGATGGCGAGGGCAATCTGACCGACAGCGGTAAGAAGCCTGCCGACTTCGTGGCTGCTGAGACCGGTAAGCGCCTGATGACCGATGCCGAGGGCGAAAAGCTGGCCGGTGTCTCTGAGGGCGCAACCAAGACTGCCGCCAGCTCCACCAACGGCAATGTGAACATCGACGGCAAGGAAGTCACCGTGTACACCGAGCCGGAGAATGTTCTGCACGACGAGGACGTGGAGGACTTTTCCGCAGAGGAGATCGCCGCTCTGCTGGCTGACTAAGACATGAGGAGGTAAGCTCTATGGCAAAAGCGAAGATCAAAACGCTTTTAGGCACAGGGCTTGCCGCGCTTTGCAGCCACATCAAGCAGTGCAACACCGCACTCGGAGACCTTTCCGAAGCAACTGCAAACGGATTCGAGGAAACTGATGACATCCTGCACGAAAAGCAGGATGTCACGGCTGCGGTGTCTTTTACGATTCCGGTCGATGGCTGGGGCGAAGATGATTCTTCCCCCGGCTATTTTTATTGTGACATCCCTATTGCGGGCCTGTTGGCTACCGACATTGTGGATGTTACGGTACTGCCGGAATTTTACGATGTGGCGGGTGCGGTGGGCTTTATTGCGACCGAAAGCCTCGAAGGAAAGCTGCGGCTGAGGGCCGCCAAAGCTCCGACCGAGAAAATTTCTGCACAGTATCACATTACAAGCACCGTGAAATACACGGATGCACAGGAAGGGGGAACCTAAATGGCATACGGTTCTTTTAACGCAGGCCCCGGCAAGGCGCCGGATGAAGATGTTGTCCGCACTGACCAGATCGGCGTGCCGGGTGGCATTGCTACGCTGGATGCAGACGGCCACCTGACCGAGAGCCAGCGGTGGGAAGTGGACGGCTACAAAAAGGCTGAGACCGACCAGCGCATCAGCGCAGCCGTGGACGCTCACAACGGTGCGGAGAACGCCCACAGCGACATCCGTGCCAGTGTGGCAGCTATGAACGCCAGCATCAAGGCCATTGAGCTGAAGTTCGGCACGAACGTCACCAAGAACCCGTTCAGCGCCACGTTCAGCAGCCTTGACGGCCTGACCGTCACCGGCGTGTGGAACGCAGATCAGGCGAGGGTGGAGTTCTGATATGGCTGAACAACCGTTTCTGGTTGGCAATAAAGCGCGGGAGCTGCTGAGGTATACCCAGAGGGCGACCCGCATCGTTTCGGACGACATCAGCCGGAGCGATGCCCGGAAGGTATTTCAGAAAGCCGCTGCGCTTGAGGACATCCGGGAAATCAAGCAGGTCTGCACCACCGCTGTCCATGCTCTCGATACGAGGGAGAAGGAGGGCTTCACGAAAAGCACCTTCAACCTCTACGGCAGGGACATCAGGGAGATAGCCAAGAAGATTCTGCTGGATGCCCATGCGGCCAACAACGTGAACTTCGCCACGGAGTACGACAAGCGGATTGAAAAGATCGGTGAGGTCGTGGACGGCTGTTCTCTGCTGCTGGAATATCTGACCCTCTGCACGGAGGATGGTGTCATCAGCACAAAGAAAGCCGGTATCTGGACAAAGAAGATCACGGATGTAAAATACCCGGCCATGAAGTGGCTCAAGTCTGAACGTGGCCGGGCAGAAAATCTCCGGCAGGAAGCAGAGAAGAAACGGCTTGAAATGCTTGTCAAAGCACTTCGGGCCGTCTTTGCCCAGCAGGAGCAGAAAACGGCATAACAGGAAACTGTTTTGCAATAGGGGTACGGTTTATATTCTGACGCTGCCGAATGGTGGCTGCGCTCTCCGAACACCAACAACAGCAACAACGTCTGGAACGTCAAGTCTGATGGTTCCAACGACAACTGGAACTACAACAACACCTACGGTGTTCGCCCCGCTCCGGCTGATCTGCGAGACGAGTAGGCATTTGCCGAAAGCAGTGCAACAGCCAAAGGAAACCGTATCCCGTCACTTGCCGATGCAGGCAAGTGATAAATACATCCCGCTGAGGCGGGCCATCCCTGCGGGGATGCAGCCTGCTACCGCAGCAGCGAACCAGCGGAGGGTCAAGTTTGACATACGAAGAACTGTGCAGCTTCGATACGCTTTATAATGCGTATCTTGAAGCCCGGAAGGGAAAGCGCAGTAAGAGCAAAACGATCCAGTATGAGGCCAACGCTCTGGCCTGCACCGAAAAACTGTCCTGCAAGCTGGCCGTTCGCAGTGTACGGCAGCCGGGCGGGGACATCCGGCAGCAGATATGCTACACGCCGAGCCGCTTTGAAGTGTTCTACGTCTACGAGCCGAAGAAGCGTATCGTACACGCACCGGCATTTGTGGACAAGGTGGTACTGCACGCGCTGGTGGACAACATCCTCTATGAGGCTTTAACCAAGAGCTTCATCCGGGACAGCTTCGCCAGCCAGAAGGACAAAGGTACGGACGACGGCCTGATGCGCCTAAAAACCCACATGGTGGACTATTACCGCCGGAGCGGGCACGGTGTTGAAGGCTGGGTGCTGAAAGGCGATGTCCGTCATTTCTTTGCCAGCATTGACCACGGGAAGTTGAAACGAAAGCTCAAGGATGTTCTGGATAAGCGCGGCGTTGACCCGCGTATCTATGAGCTGCTTTGCATCTACATCGACGTGATGGAAGATGGACTTCCGCTGGGCTACCAGACCAGCCAGCTTTTCGCGCTGATGTTCCTTGACGAGTTCGACCACATCATCAAAGAAAAGTACCGAATCAAATACTATGGCCGGTATATGGATGATTTTTACATCATCTGCCCGGACAAGCAGAAGTTGCAGTGCATCTTGAAGGATGTGCGGGCGCTCATGGACGAGTACGGTTTGGAGCTGAACCAGAAAACGGCTATCTTCCCACTGAGGAACGGCATTGATTTTCTGGGGTTCCATTCGTATCTGACTGAAACCGGCGCGGTCGTCCAAAAGCTGCGTCGGGACAGCGCCAAACGGATGAAAGCCAAAATCAGGCATTGGGAAAAGGCATACCCGGCGGGTGAGGTAACAAAGGAAGAAATCCTTTGTAGCTTCCTTGCATGGGATGCCCATGCTGCACACGGCGATACCTACGCCCTGCGCCGCCAGTGCGCCGACCGTCTGGAAAAATTGCTCAACTGCACAATTTCCATCCACCGAAAAATCAACTCGAATAAACTCGCACGAGACAGGCGACGCGCCCGGCAATGCCGCTGCATCTACAAGAAGCAGCACAAAGCCTTGACCGCCGCTGTCTCGCAGAACACAAGACCCATTGGCGTTTTGCCGTGGGCCTGATTTTATAAGGAGGTAACAATGGCAAACGTAAAACTGAGCACAAAGGCCGTTGGCAGCATCGTCAAGATCAAGGTCAACGGCGCGGCCAAAGATTTCATCATCGTGCATCAGGGCTTGCCCAGCAGCGCCTATGATGCAAGCTGCAACGGCGTTTGGGTGGT